CTGCTATACTTTCCGTCTATGATCCAAGAGCTGGACAGATGGATCCTATAGTTAATTCTATTGAGAATGGAGCAATCGTTCATCACGCCCATATGGATAATGCTAGAATAATTCGTGTTGCATCTAGTATGCTACACACTCTAAAGCAAAATCTACAATGGGTTTGTGGAAGACGACCATTGTCATTTGAAGAAGCCTGTAAAGGAGTTCCAGGATTACTATCAAGTTTGCGAGTGACTACATCATGTGGTTATCCACTGATATATCACCACAAGAAACGCGGAAAAATGGATTATATCTGGTTTGATGAACAAGGAGAATTTGGATATGATCCTTTCTTTAAGAAGATGGTAATGAAGAAATTAGATGAAATGCAGTCTTATGATGAAACTAAGACTATTGATCACAAGTTTCTTGGTTACTTGAAAGATGAGTTAGTGTCAATGAAGAAGATCTCTGAAGTCAGAACGCGAATGATATTTTCAAATGATCTAATATGCTTAGTTGCATTTAGAATGAAATTTGGATCTATTCTAGCAGCGATCAATAACTCGTATAGAACCACATCAAGTGCAATTGGATATAATCAATACTCTCATGATATGAATGACATCTTTTCATATCTATCAGAAGTTTCACAGCAATTCATTGCGGGTGATTATAAGGCTTTTGATCAGAGAGTACATCCTAAAATTAGAAGAGCAGCATATTTAATTTTTGCTAGCTTAGCTCAAATGATAGGGTGTGACCAACAGTCAATTAATTTTTTAATTGACCATGAAACGAAAACACCAGCACAAATATCGGACATCAAATTCATGTTTGTTTCATCCAATTTTTCTGGGTGTTTCTTAACTACAATCATTAACAATTTTGTGAATGAATTGTATTTTCGATACATCTTTGATATTGATTATCCTTTTTTGGATTTCAATGATGAAGCACGTTTAAAAGTTTTAGGTGATGATCATGTTCTCGCAGTGAGCCCCAAAATTGATTGGGGGCCAATTCGAGTTCAAGAATTGATGGCACTTATTGGCCAAGAATATACATCTGCTTTCAAAGATCGAGAGCTAACAGTGGACCCTCAAAAGTTCTCTGAGATTATTTTCTTAGGAGCAATACCACGTGTTGTTGATGGACTTTGGTCAGGCGCTCTCAAGAGAGAAACTCTTTTTGAAAGCGTCCAGTGGACTAAAGATAATAATCTGTCATTACCTATGAACATT